CGCGCTGAACAAAGGCCTCGAAGAGGTGAACATTCCCGACTGCGACGACCCCGACAAGGTCGATTGGCTTGGCCGCGACGCGACCTCGCTCTCGATGTCGATCAGTGGCGAGGGCGTGCTTGCCGAGCAGAGCGTCGAGACTTGGCTCGACGGCTTCGACAGTATCGACTCCGTTCCCGCCAAGGTCGAATGGGAATTCCCCACCAAGACCATCACCTGGACAGGCTTTGTGCACATCGAGAGCCTTGAAGCGGGAGCTGCAAACGCGGGACGCGCGACGCTCAACGTGTCCATGCAGTCTGATGGCGAAATGGTCCGCACCGTCACGCCGGCAACTCCCTGATGAGCCGCGACGGTTCCTGCGAGGTCCCGTTCAACGGGCGAAAAACCTATTTCCGCCTTGGGTGGCGGGAATTGATGAAGATCCAGGAAGCCTGCGACGCCGGGCCCTACGTCGTTCTCGACAGGCTTCTGAGCGGTCGTTGGAAGCTTCAGGATATCTCCGAGGTCATCAAGTGGGGCCTGATCGGTGCCGGTGTCGACACGCAGGCCGCGCTGGATCTGGTCGCGTCCGAAGTCGAAAAACGCCCACCGCTGGAAAGCCTTGTTGTCGCGCAGCGCGTCCTCGGTGCCGGCGTCGTCGGTGCGCCGGAGGAGGATGTCGGAAAAAAATCGGAGGCGGCAAGTCCGGAGGAGGGGAGCGACCGCTCCCCAACGGTAAATTCCGATTTGCCGCCATCATCGGAAACGGAATAGCGATGGGGCTGTCACCGCAAGAGGTGATGGGCCTGTCAATCTTCGAATATCTCGCCGCCCTCGATGGCTTCATCCAGGCCAATGATCCGGAAGGCGACAAGAAACTTAGCGAGTCCGAGAAGGATGAGCTTTGGACATGGCTCAACGGAAACTCTGATGGCGACTGACAATGAACAGCTGGTGCTGAGCATCAGCGCCGACGTCCGCCAGATCCAGCGTCAGCTGAAAGGACTTGTCGGGCAGACGCAGCGCGACACAAAGGCGATCGAGGAAGCCTTTGGCGGCATCGACAAGGCTGCCTCTGGTGCGTTTGCTGGTGTGGCCGCAAACAGCAACAAGGCATTCAATTCCGCTGCGAATAGCGGTCGACGTTACCAGGAGGCGATGAAGGCTTCCACCGTCCAGACCGGCAACCTTGCAGCGCAGCTGAACGATATCGGCGTCCAGCTTGCCGGCGGGCAGTCGCCATTCCTCATCGCCCTCCAGCAGGGCAGCCAGATCACGCAGGCGCTCGGAAGCGGTGTCGGTGCTCGCGGTGCCGTGTCGGCTCTCGCCGGTGCCTTCACGTCGCTGCTCAATCCGGTCTCGCTGGCGACGATCGGGATCATCGCGCTGGGCGGCTCGGCCGTACAGTATTTCACGAGCCTGCTGTCGGATGGGGAGAAAACAGCCGAGACCCTGAAAAAGCAGGGCCAGCTGATCCAGCAGCTTGCGAGGGATTGGGGCGATGCTGTTCCGGCGCTGCGGGAATATGCCGATGAATTGGAGCGCACGCAGAAGCTTGCGGATCTCCGCGAAGGTGTGGCGATTGTCAATGCCGGAACGCTCGAGGCGACGCGATCCGAGATCGCGAGCGTGGGTGTCGAGCTCGGCGACCTGATCAGTCAGCTGCAGGCGGCCGGCGAAGAGACCGATGTCGTCCTCGGCCTTCAGGATGCCTTCAGTGATTTCGCCGCGGCTGCGAATGACGGCTCCCTGAGCGTCGAGGACGTCCAGCGCGTCCAGGATGCGCTGGCTGCGGCGATCAACAGCACGGGCATTCCTGCGCTCGATTCTTTCCGGGCAATGTTCGACCAGCTCTCGGCGTCTGCGCTTTCTGCCGCTGGTAGTGTCCAGCAGCTGAACGCAGCCAGTGGCGCCGCGACGACTGCGCTCTATCCGACGCGCGGCACCTATGCCGGGGTCGAGCGCAGCGCTGATGGCAATATCCAGAACCCTGGCTTCATGACGCCCGAAAACGGGCCGACGCCAGAGTCGCGCCCGTTGATCGAATTGACAGGGCTGCCAAAGACCCGTGGCGGCGGTGGCCGGTCGAAAGCAATCAGCGATGCCGAGCGCGAGAAAAAGGCTGTTGCGGATCTCATCGAGCAGCTGGAATTCGAGCAGAGCATCCTTGGCGCGACCGATGTCGAGCGTGAAGTAGCCAACGCGCTCCGTCGTGCAGGCGCTGCAGCGACCGACGAACAGCGAGCCAAGATCGAGCAGCTCGTCGAGGCGACCTATGCCGAGCGTGAGGCGCTGAAGGCCAACAAAGAGGCGATGCAGGAACTGCAGAACGTCGCGAAAGACGTTCTGGGCGGGATCATCTCTGATCTTCGGGCCGGCAAGAGCGGGGCCGACATTCTCTCGAATGCGCTCGATCGCGTCATCAGTAAGTTGCTGGACGGTGCGCTCGACAGCTTCATCAGCAATATCTTCGGCGGAATGGGTGCTGGTAGGCGCGGTGGTCTGCTCGGTGGCTTCATCATACCCGGGATCCTTCACTCCGGCGGTGTTGCCGGGAAGGACGGCTACGGCCATGGTCGTGCTGTGTCTCCCTCGGTTTTCAGGGGCGCTAGGCGCTATCACTCAGGCGGTATTGCTGGCCTTGCTCCCGGTGAAGTGCCGGCGATCCTGCAGCGCGGCGAAGTCGTCATTCCGCGCGGCGGCAAGATGCGTGGCGGTGCAGAGACGATCACCGTCAACCTTGCGGCCGACCGTTCAGTCATCGCTGAAACCGCCGATCAGCGGATCCAGACGGCAAGCGGCACGATTGTCCAGGTCGCCGTTCAGCAATCAACGCAGCGCGTGGTTCCGACCATGGCTCGATACCAGAACGAAAAGGCGGGTGCGGAATGGCGCGGATGATCTGGCCGCATTGCATCCTGCGACCGCAACAGGTGGCGGCAAACCTGGTGCCGTTTACCCGATCGGGTGGCGCCACGTTGGGCGGCATCACGCCGTCCTATCGGACAGACCTCGGATACTGGTCGATCGATTACATGAACGTAATCCTCCAGAACCGCCACAAGGCCCAGTGGCAGACGTGGCAAGCCATTCGGCAGAAGCTTGGCGGCCGATCAGGGCTGATCGCGGTTCCTGTGCGCTCCGCCTTGTCCGCTCCCTATGCTTCGGGGTCATTCGAGCCGATGCCAGCAACGACCCATAGCGATGGATCGAACTTCAGCGATGGATCTCATTATGCGCAGGGCGCCATCAGCGTGAAATCTGTCGGGGTAACTGCGATCGGGGCGACGACGATCCGGCTGCGCGTCATCCATGGTGACGACAACCTGGTCGGTGTGCGGTTCTCCTACAATCACGCGCTTTACGAGACGGGGCCCGTGCTCAGCATCGACGGCGACATCTGGGAGGTGCCGATCTCGCCAACTGTGCGCGAGTTGATCCCTGCAGATGCTGATCTCGACTTTGATCGGCCAACCTGTCTCTGCCACCTCGCTGACGATCGCGGGATGGATGTCACCCAGGAGGCTGTCTCGCGGACGTCATATCCCTCGCTCCGGTTCGTCGAGGCGACCGATTATTGGAACGCGCTCGCGCTGGGTCTCGTCTGATGGCTTCGTTGAAGATCCTTGTCGAAATCACGTTGCCTGACACCGTGCTGCGGCTCTGGGATGGATCGGGGGGTGCCTTCGTCGATGAAGAGGGAGAGGTCTATCGTGCTGCGCAGTTCGCTGAGGGTAGTCTCGAAAGCATAGAAGCTGCCATCAATGGCGAGGCGTTCACGCTCACGCTGTCGCTGATCAACATCGGAACCTCCACCGGCGACCAAATCTGGAACTATGACGAGACGAGCAGCGTCGTCGGTTCTCCTGTCGTCATCAAGATCCAGGAGCTCGACGATTTCGAGCAGCCGGTCGGCGAGCCTGAGGTGAAGTTCACTGGCACGATCGACAACATGAAGGTGGCCGACCAGGCGACTGAGGATATGTCGCAGTCGGTGGTGACTGTCGAGGTCGTCAACGCTTTCACGCTGCGGGTGCTCAACAATGGCGCCGTCCTGTCCGACGTTGATCAGAAAGAGCGGTCTAAGCGGCTGAACCCCTCTGCCGCTCTAGATAGGTTCGCTGAACGGGTTCCGGGATTGAGGGACAAGAGAATTCGATGGCCGAGTTGGTAATCCTCCGCGACTTCATCGAAGCCTACGAGCGTGCGCCGTGGACTCCGGGCAACAAGGTCGACTGCTGCCTCATCATTGCGGAGTGGGCCAAGTGGCTGGGCTTCCGTGATCCCGTGGAAGGATTTCGCGGGTCGTATGAGGCGGGGCAGGGGCAGATCGACATGTTGGCCGCGCATGGGGGCGCCGTTCCGCTGATCGAGCAGGCTGCCCTGTCGATCGGTGCCTGGCGCGTCGACGATCCCCGGTGCGGCGATTTCGGTGTGGTCGGAAGCGTCCGCAACATCACCCGGCAGTTCGGTGTCATCCACGACGGCGAAGGGTGGCTCACGCGGGCGCCTGACGGGTTCAAGCGCATCACTGCCAGGCCGCTGGCGATCTGGAGACTTTAGTGGGCATTCTGGAATCTCTCGTCCTGACGATCGTCGCTTCGATCGGCACCACCAGCGTCATCGCGTCGAACCTGATCTATCTCGGGACGATGGCGGCGCTATACGGTGGCCTGGCATACGGCGCTGGTCTTCTGCAGTCGCTGTTCGTGCAAAAGCCCTCAGTGCCGAGGCCCGAGGACGGCTCTTATAACCTCAAGCAGAATGTGCCACCTCTGCCGATCGTCTACGGTCGGGTCAAGAAGGGCGGAGACTACGTCTTCCTCGAGGAGACGAATGGGATCGCCTACCACATCATCGTCTGGTGCGGCCGGCGTATACAAGGGTTCGTGCGACACTACGGGCATGACAAGGCGCTGAACCTTGATGGCTCGGGCAATGTCACCAACGCCTATGTGCGCAGCGGCAATCCCTACGTCAACATCCTGAGCAGGGTCGGCCTCGATGCCGAGACAGCTTATGCTGACGTGGTTGCAGCCTTTCCGGCGGCATGGACGAACAACCATCGTGGCGATGGTCTCGCTTCGGTCCGTATGCGCGCCAAGACGCCCGAGGACAAGTATTATCTCCGCATCTTTCCTAACCAGATGCCGGAGCATTCCGCCATCGGTGACGGCGTGCTGCTTTATGACCCGCGCAAGGATTCAACCCAGCCCGGTGGGTCCGGTTCGCACCGACATGCTGACCCGAATACCTGGGAGTTTTCCAGCAACATCGCTTTGATGCGGCTGGACCATCTGGCACAGCCGTTCGGCGGCAAGCTCGGTTATCAGCGCATGTTCATGCCGGACTGGATGCATGCCGCCAATGTCTGTGACGAGATCGTCACCAACCGCAGCGGCGGCACCGAGCGGCGCTATTGGGGCGGATTGTGGTTTCGGACGAACAATGATCCGGTCGAGGTCGGTCGCACCCTCGACGAGGCGGCTGAGCTGGTCGTCTATGAGCGCAACGACGGGAAGATCGGCGTGCATGCCGGCGAGTTCGTTGCTCCCGATGTTCGCCTTACGCAGGAGAGCATCTTTGCGATCGAAGTCGACAAGAACAAGAGGCTGTCCTCTACCGTGCTCGCGGTGCGCGGCCGCTATCAGAACCCCGCAAAGGACTACAACACGGAGGACGCCTCTCTCTACGGCGACCCCTATGGCGAGATCGACGAGACTGAGCGCACCAAGACCTTTGATAACGCCGCCGTGCAGTCTCACAACCACTGCCAGCGCAAGCAGAAACTGACTTACATCCGTGCGAATGCCAGACGGATCACGATCACGGCGGATTATAGCGCCGCCAAGAACTGCGCCTATCGTCGGTTCGTCCGGGTGCACTATCCGAGTCGCGGGCTCGTCGAGGCAATCGTTGAGATCACATCCACGGTTTCGCTTGATCTGCGCAACATGCGGGTGAGTTTTAGCGGCATTCTGGTGACGGACAGTCTGTATTCTTTCGACGCTGCGACGGAAGAAGGTGTCCCTGGCGCATCGCCGCCGCCGATCGAATCCGAAGGTGTTCCGGTGCCAGTTGGCTTCACGGTGACCGTTCTCAACGAGGTCATCACAGGCAGCTCAACTGCGGCCTATCTGCGTGGTCAGTGGACCGCCGGCGACAGCAGCCTCCGCTATGAGATGGAGTATGAGCGCACCAGCGGCTCGACCGGTGTTCAGTCCGTATTTGCTGGAGATGGGGAGAATTTCGTTCGCTCCGGTTACCTGGTCGATGGCCAGCAGTATCGCGTCCGGCTGCGCGCCTGGGGAGGTGGGACGCCTTCTGAGTGGACCGACTACCAGCTGGTCACGGCTGTTGCCGATCCGGTCGCGCCTGGCGTCGTCACGGGCGCCGGCGTCACTGGCGGCGCGGGCCAAGGGAGCTTTTCCTGGGTGGCGCCGAACTCGGCAAATTTCGCGGCCGTGCGGATCTACATCAACACCGTGGACAGCTTTTCCGGCGCGACGCTTGTCGCCACTGAATATGGGCCGCCGAATATCGCAGACGGCCGCGTTGTTACAGGCCTGTCTGCAGGTACGAAATACGGCTTCCTGACCAGCGTGAATTCGTCCGGCATCGCATCTGCCGCGGTGGCGACAGGCGCATTCACCGTCACCTGATCAACCGCTTCTTTCAGTTTTATTGCTCGCTGCTGCGGGCGTTTTCCCATGAGGTATCGCTATGGCCGCACCCTTGATGAATGAAGTCGCGCGGGATTATGTCACCGACGGCGTGCCTTCCTCCGGGCCGCACGAAATCCGAAAGCCCGATCTTCGCGCGTGGGGCGCTTGGGTCGAGCAGTCGATCACGACATTCACCAATAATGGCGGATTCATCTACGCCAACAAGGCGGCGCTCGATGCCGATCTTTCCAAGGAAGCCAATACGCTTGCCTGGGTCGTCGGTGATGAAGTCGCCTTTGACAATGCAATCTACCGCAAGGTCGGTGCTTCCGGGTCCGGCTCATGGGTGAGGAGTGCCGACCTTCCGTACAGCTTCATTTCGGCGCAGAACAGCGGATCCGGAACGCCGAATGCGATAGAAGCGACATCTTCGATCCCGATTTCCGGATCGGCCCTGGTCCTGATGGCGATCACAGACACGAACACCGCCTCTCCGGTGACGGTGACGTTCAATGAAGGCGATCTGCTGACTATCAAGTCAAACAGCGGCAATGACATTGCCATTGGCGGACTTCAGGCCGGCATGCTCGTCATGGGGCGTGTCAGCGGCTCTGTCTTCCGTCTGGTTAGCGACCAGGTCTCGGCTTCTATCATTGCGCAGGCTGAGGATGTGCTTTCCGATATTCTGTCGATCACGGGTTCATTCCAACCTTTCGCCAAAGTCGAGGCCGCAGTGGGTGGGGGCGTGCAGTCGATCGACACGGGCAATGAAGATGCGATCGCCGAGCAGATCCATCTGTTCATCGATGGGGTGTATCAGTTCAAAAGCACCTGGTCGATCACGGCCGGCGTCATAACACCTGTCGGCGGGACGTGGCCGGGTGATGGTGTGGCGATCAATGCCGAAGTGCATCACGTCCCTGCTTTTGCACTGGAAGACGTGCCGCCGGACGGTTCGGTGACGCGGCCGAAAATCGCAGCAGGTGCAGTCGGTGAAGATCAGATCGACCCTGCGATCATGACGCTGATCAATGAGGGCGGCGGATCAAATGACGCCCGGATTTTGGATACTGATCTGCCTTTCGGGCATGCCGGTATTCGTGTGCTGCTCGGTGAGCGATACGACGCCCACTATGGTCTTCCGAGCGGCTGGCTCGTCTTCCCGTCGGGGAAGTGGACGCTGATTTACCGAAAAGCCAGCAGCCATGCGATCACAGATGGCGCGCAGGTTCGCGCTGTCGACAGCTATGACCAGGGCGCCACTCTCGAGAACGATCGCCTGATCTACACAAATGCGTCCCACGACGCGCGACCGGACGCCCCGCGGCTGTTTGCGAACGGTCGATCCGGTTTCATGGTCAACCGGCAGGACGAAGGAACCGCCCACTTTTCGCCGCTGCTGATTTACTCGGATGACGAATTCGAGACGTTCAGCACGAAGACGTTGACGACGCCGACAGGATACACCTTTGCGTCCAACGGCGGTATCATCGAGTTCCCGGCGTCGCAGGGCGGACACGACACCCTTGGTTTCATCGCTTTCGGCTTTGTCGGTGCCGGCTCTTATGGTCGCATCAGCACTGCCGACAATTGGGAAACCTACACGGTAGCAACAGGCGTCGCGAACCTCACGCATACCCCCGCTACTGGCACGGCAATCACTGCGCTCTCGGAGTGGTCCGGGGGGCGAGTTCCTGGCGAAGACAAGTGGATTTTCTATTTGCGCTGTCAGGATGCTGGCGGCTGGCGTGACGAAGCTGCGTGTTTCGTCACCACCAACCTTCTGAGCTGGGGTAGCGCTCGCCCGAGCAACATCAATCTTGGCGGAAACCCGCCGTGTTGTTTCGCAGATCCGGAGACGAACAGTTTTCATTTCGTTGCATTCGGCCGCGGCGGTCGCGGCATCGACGGGTTCGATCATCACATGTTGATCGCGTCCGCGGATGCCGACGCATTGTGGGCGGCAAACGGCAACTGGGATGCGCTTTCGCCGGCAGTTGACTGGAAGATCGTGACACCGGTACCGAACTGGGCGACTGGTTACATGGCACCTGTGAAGGTTGGTGACCACTGGATTGCAACGTTCGTCTGCGGCGAGCCTGGTAATTCTGGGGGCAATAAATCGATTCTAGCCATGATCGGCGATTTCGTCCCGTCGTCTACCGACGATTCGAAATGGCAGGAAGCTTTCCGCTGGAATGCGATATTCAAGCGGGTGCGCGCCGGACTATCCGCGACGACTAACCCTCCGGCGGAAGCAAACTTTGTCGCAGGGGTTGATAGCGCTGCAGCCGGTTACATCGGCTACAATGCTGGTTCCGTCAGCCGCACTTATTTTGGCGTCTACAATTCAAACGGCTATATCGGCGGTATTGTCGGGGGCGGCACGTCAACGACATTCCAGACGACATCCGACGGGCGCTTGAAGATCGATCGCGTGCCCATTGAGGATGAAGTTGACCTCGATGCGGTGTGGGCTGCGGTAGAGCCGTTGGCTTACACCATGTTGAGCGGGACGACGTTAGAGGCGACTGACGGTCGTTATTTTGGGCTTGTGGCGCAAGAACTTCACGCCGTGTTTCCGTCAGCCGTTACGGTCGGCGAAGGTGAACCTGGGGAGCGCGAATTCCGTCCGTGGGGTGTCGACTACTCAAAACTTGTGCCGCTCATGATTGCGCGTCAGAAGCAATTCGAGCGCCGCGTTACCGATCGTCTCAACGCACTTGAAAGGGCAAAGTAATGGCCGCTCCGACAAAAGCATCAGCCGGTGTCGTGGAGGCGCTACCCATTTCTCAAATCACTGGGTTGCAATCTGCCCTTACGGCTTTATCAGAAGCGGACGCTCTCAGGGCGCCGTTTTCCTATTCACCCAAAAGCGCCACCTACACGGTCTCCGCTGCAGACGTCGGCGCGGTTATCGGCATGGATGCGAACGGAGGCGCGCGGACGGTTAATCTGCCGGCCGCGGCTGATGTTCCGGAAGGCTTCTATGTCACCGTCAAGAAGACTGACACCAGTGCGAATGCCGTCACGATTGACGGAAATGCGTCAGAAACAATCGACGGCGCTAATACTCTAGTCCTGCGGCTGCCGCATCAAAGCGTCACGATTGCCAACACTGGTGCCGCCTGGGTCGTTGTCGATGAGGCCAACATTATCGAGTTTGGTTCATCGTTTGACTATATTCGCCACAAAAGCGGGTACATGCGTTCGTGGGGTCAGGTTACAATCACACCTGTCGCGAACACGATCACGGCAGCCACAGTCACCTTCCCGTTGTCTTTTTCCACTGCGCCACGCGTCATGACTTCAATGAACTATGGCTCCAACACTCAAACACAAGATGGCTGGCAGACTATCACGGCGACGAATGCGCAGATTGCCGTTCTACGAACGAACACATCGCCCGTCATCGTCAACTGGTCAGCGGAGGGTCGTTGGTATTAGGCTGGCTAAGCTATCTTTTCTTTTCGAAAAGCTGTTTGAAGCGCTCGGCTAAGTTGCGGAAGAGCCAAGCTATTCTCTCAAGAGCCGTTGGTTCTGGAAGATCTTCTTCGACCGGCTCAGGTCTGAGGCGAGTATAGAGTTCATACTCGTAATCGGTTACGTCATCTTCTGGTCTGCGCCCGCCTGTGAAGTTGGATGGCAGATTCGTGGACATCGTGTCTCTCCTCTATGAGATGAAGAAGCGCGAGACGACCCGGTCTATTGCTGGATCGCCTTCTTTTTCAAGTTTACGGAGCGCGCTGTGATAGAGCCAGTTTTTTCCAATCGTCTGGTTTGTCCCGGCGCGCCTGAGATATCGGAACGGGATCATGACATCTTCGGACTTGAGGAAGTGCAGGAAAGCTGCTGCTCGATCTTCCACGCTTTCGTCTAGTGTCACTTTGCTGCGGCCTGAGAATAAGTCTCGGTACTCCGGCTCAGATCTCATTGTGGGAAGACCGAGGGGGTAATCGCGTGCGGCCCAAATGCTTTCGGGCACGACAGGGCAGTTGACAACCGGAAATTCACAACAGATCGTCCCGTTCCAGACGAACGATGCATCGACCATCCCTGCCAGTTCGTAGGAATTGAAAGAGTTGTGGTTGAGAAAGATCACGTTCTCGGGAAGGTCGTGCGGGAGTAGA